TATGGAATGTTTGCTGCAAGATATCCAGGTTCTCTAGGTAACTCACTAAAAGTTTCTGTTTGGGCAAAAGCAAATTCAAATACACAGACTTTCAATAATGATTGGACATATGGCGAAGAATTTAGTGGACCTCCAGGAACATCAGATTATGTAGCAAAAGTTGCTGGTGCCAACGACGAAATGCACATCATCGTGGTTGATGAAGATGGTAGATTTACTGGTACTTCAGGTACAATTCTAGAGAAATTTGCATATGTTTCAAAAGCATCTGATGCAAAGAATGATGACGGATCTTCAAGCTATTATGTCAATGTAATCAATGATCGTTCAAGGTATGTCTATGTTCTAAATCAAGCAACAAATACATCTACCGAAGCAATCGAAACATCTACTTGGGGTCTTCAAGCAGCAGGCACCACATATGATCAAGATTCTGATGAATATACAATGTCATTAGCTGGTGGTGTAAATGGTAATCCAACAAATGGTGATATAATATTAGCATATGATAAATTTGCAAATGCAGAAGAAGTTGATATTTCACTCATTTTAACAGGTGATCATCCAGCAGTTGTGTCTGAACACATCTTAGACAATATTGCAGAAACAAGAAAAGATTGCGTAGTGTTCATTTCTCCTGATAGAGATGATGTTGTAGATAATAGAGGATTTGAAGTTGATGATACTATTCAAAAAAGAAATGTTTACAATTCATCTTCATATGCAGTAATGGATTCTAACTGGAAATATCAGTTCGACAAATATAATGATGTATATCGCTGGCTACCAATGAATGGTGATATTGCCGGCCTTTGTGTTCGTACAGATTTCGAAAGAGATCCTTGGTTCTCACCAGCAGGTTTCAATCGTGGTCAAATCAAAAATGTCGTCAAACTTGCTTGGAATCCTACCAAAGCAAATAGAGATGATCTTTACAAGAATGGTTTGAATCCAATCGTTTCATTCCCAGGTGAAGGTGTTGTTCTATTTGGTGACAAAACAATGCTTACTAAGCCATCTGCTTTCGACAGAATCAATGTGCGCAGATTGTTTATCGTTCTTGAAAAAGCCATCGCAAGAGCATCAAAGTACTCACTCTTTGAATTTAATGATGAATTTACAAGAGCCCAATTCGTTGCACTTGTTGAACCATTCCTTAGAGATGTACAAGGTCGTAGAGGTATCTATGATTTCCGCGTTGTTTGCGATACCACAAACAATACTCCAGAAGTTATCGACCGTAATGAATTTGTTGGTGATATCTACATCAAACCAGCAAGATCAATCAACTTTATCCAGTTGAACTTCGTAGCAGTGCGTACTGGTGTTGCGTTTGAAGAAGTTGTTGGAAGATTCTGAAATTAATCGATAACCTCGTGATAGAATTGAATAAATAGATATAACTTACATCAAGGAGTAAAGGAATATGCCCTTTAGAGTACAAGAATTCAGATCACAAATGGTCTATGATGGAGCAAGACCAAATCTATTTCAATGTGAATTGACTTTTCCCGTATTGGCCGGTGCTACTGCTCCACAAAGCAAATTTACATTTATGGCTAGAGCAGCACAGATGCCTGGTTCAACGGTAAATCAGATTTCTCAGTTCTACTTTGGTCGTGAACTCAAGTTTTCTGGTAACAGAACATTCCCAGAATGGACTGTTACTATTATTAATGATGAAGACTTCATCATTCGTGATGCCTTTGAGAAATGGCTAAATGGACTAAACTCGCATGTTGGTAATACCAGAAATCCACAGTTTGAAAAAGGTGATGATGGATATCAACAAGACGCTTTTATTACACAATTTGGTAAAGTTGGAGATCAAATCAAAAGATACAAATTTGTAGGATTATTTCCAATTGATGTTTCTCCAATCGAGATGGATTGGGGTGCAAATGATACTATTGAAGAATATGCAGTAACATTTGCATATCAATGGTGGGAGTGGGCAGGTGGTACTAATGGTCCAACCACAGATACATCAGCCGTTGCTGCTGTTGGTGGTAATCCTATTTTACCCTCAATCCAATAACTTAGATATATAAAGTAAGGCAGATCAGTTCTGCCTTACTTTTTTAAGGAGATATATTATATGGCTATGACTTTATTCGGGTTCCAGATAACTCGAAAAAAAGATGATGAAAAAGAGAACGAGACTCTTAAAAAGTTTTCAATGCCCACCAATGATGATGGTGCGGTAACTATACAATCTGGTTCATATTATGGAACATATGTAGATTTAGATGGTACAGTTAGAAACGAAATTGAGCTTATTACTCGATATCGTGAAATGTCTATGCAGCCAGAGCTTGAAACTGCTATCGACGAAATCGTAAACGAAGCTATTGTTGTAGAAGATTCAGGCAGTTCCATTGAAATTAATATGGATGAACTAGAAGTTTCCGATCAAATCAAAGAGAAAATAAAGGTCGAATTTGAATATCTCAACAAACTACTCAATTTTGGAAATATGGGACATGATATTTTCAGAAGGTGGTATATTGATGGAAGAATGTTTTATCATGTAGTCATAGACGAAACATCTCCTGCAAAAGGTATTCAAGAGCTAAGATATATTGATCCCAGACGTATCAGAAAAATTCGTGAGATTCAAAAGACTAAAGACCCTAAAACTGGTATGGAACTAATCAAAAAACAGAATGAATATTATTTGTATAATGAAAGAGGTATCATTGGTACACATTCAAATCTTGGTACCAAGATTGCTACAGATTCCATCATAAATGTAAATTCTGGTTTGATGGATGCGAAGAGAATTATGGTTCTCTCATTTTTACATAAAGCAATCAAACCACTCAATCAGTTGAGGATGGTTGAAGATGCTACAGTCATTTATAGACTTTCAAGAGCACCAGAAAGAAGAATTTTCTATATCGATGTAGGTAATATGCCTACAATCAAGGCCGAACAATATCTTCGTGATATTATGGTCAATTACAGAAACAAATTAGTTTATGATTCCACAACAGGTGAAATCAAAGATGATCGTAAACATCTTTCAATGCTTGAAGATTTTTGGTTACCACGCAGAGAAGGCGGTAAAGGCACAGAAATCTCTACACTACCTGGCGGTCAAAATCTTGGTGAAATGGAAGATGTAAAGTACTTTGAAAAGAAGCTTTACAAAGCATTAGGCGTTCCAGTCTCAAGATTAGAACCTACACAAGGATTTTCTCTAGGTCGAACCACTGAAATCACCAGAGACGAATTAAAGTTTACCAAATTTGTTCAAAGACTCAGAAACAAATTTGCCAGTATGTTTGATGATATGCTGAGAATACAACTTGTACTCAAAAGAGTTTGTACAGAAGAAGAATGGGATGATTTCAAAGAAAATATCTGGTATGATTTCAAGAAAGATAATAATTTTGACGAAATCAAAGAATCAGAACTTCTAGGACTTAGATTACAAACACTGCAAATGATTGATCCATATGTGGGTAAATATTACTCTATGGAATGGATTCGAAAGAATGTTCTTCAGCAAACTGATGATGATATGGCTGAAATCAATCAGCAAATGCAGCAAGAAGCTGAAATACAAGCACAACAGCAGCAACAGCAGCAACAACAAATGGCTGCACAAGGTCTTGATCCTAATGGCAAGCCATTACCAACAGGACCTAATGAAGAACAATTAAATCCTGACGGTACTCCTGTTATGCCACCATCTAAGTTCGAAGTTCATGCAAACGAAATGGAATTTTTACAATGAAAGATTTAAGAGAAGATTTAAATAGACTCAAACAAGTAGAAACTTCTGAAGCTTCGGTGAAAGCAAAACAACTTGGATTAAATTATGTAGGATTTGGTAGATACGAGGATTCACGAACAGGTCAAGTTACTCATATTATCAGTAATAATAAACTGGTACCATTTCAAAGAGCAGTCAAGACAAATACATTTAAAGCCACTGGTATGGACGATGTTGGAAATTATAACGAATTTGTTCAACCAGAAGTGCAACAGTTACATCAAGCCTTGATTGCTAATTATTCACCAGACAAATACAAAGATGATGAATTGAATGCAATCTATGCATACACGAATGGTGGTTATCTGGATATCAATAATAGACTTGCAGAATTACCTCCTGGTATACCTGCAAAAAAGATTGAACCAACATCACCAGAAGATACAATTGTAGATGTTGTAAATTCACTAGATTCAATGCTCCGCAAGAGCAGAGCACCATTTGATTTTCTTGGATACATGAAATTAGGTCCAGATTATAATGTACAGGATATTGTGCCTGGTAGAAAAATGGTTTTGAAAACATACAAAGATACATCAATCAATATGGCAACGGTATTGAACTCTTCTGATAATTCGGTAAAGAGTCCTGCTGGTAGAAATATGGCTGTATTATTTCAGGTATTAGTGAAAAAGAATTCAAGAGGTATGTATATCTCTGACTATTCAGCTACACCAGATGACATGGAATTTTTATTACCTAGAGGAACAGTATTGGAAGTTATGAACGGTCCTCAAAATCTGGTTGGTAGTAATGCTGTAACACAAGATATGAACTTAGAAATAGTTTATTTTGATGTTGTAGCAAAAACATAAATAATAAAAATACCAGGAAAAAAGAATGAAAACAGTCAAGCAGATATTAGGAGAAAGCCAAGCTATTGATTACACAGATAGATTGTCTGTTTTATCTAGTTTAGGTTTGTTGGAAGAGAGTAAGGTGGGTCTGGTCAGAAGATCATTGGAAAAGAATCCAATGAGCATGACCATGGCAGAATCTAAAGCTCTCAAAGAATTTGTTGACAATATTTTGTCACAGATGCTGCTTGAAAAGCAAGATTATTTGAGTAAGTTTGATAAAAGAGTACCTAAAGGATATCCTTCAGATAGGGATATGCCAACTGTATTGATTCTCAAAAGAAAGGC